AATCCTCATGCAGATCCAATACCATTTGGTAAGAAGAATAATTCTGTAACTCCTACAGTTACAACACCAGCAGGTGAGATTAGTGAAACTCTAATGAGTGGATCATTGGGAGATTATTATAGGAGTGATATAAAATGGCGATAGATGATGATGTAAAGATCACTATTAATCTTAATGAGTTGGTAGAGATCAGAGCAAAACTTATTTCTCAGTATGATGATTACTCAGAAAAGGTATGTAAAGGTGAGTACCTAGATGGAGGTGACATTGATCGTATTGCAACTGGGTTAAGAGATACTTTAACTTGGGATACACTCTATTGTATGGTTGATGATGCTATTTTAGAATACTTGGGTATCAAAGAGAATCATTATGGTGAGACAAGTATTGAAACCATTGAACTAACAATGGAGAAGGAAAGAAAAGAAAGAGAGAAAGAGTTTAAGAAGAATTTTGACATGGTAAAACTAAAATCATCCTCATGGGAGATTGATGTTCCAGTTAGGAAGAAGTCATAAGTTATACTAATAGGCATAAATTTTTGTTAATCTGTATCAGGGAATACAGACCCAATTTGCATAAATAATGATAGAATTAGGGATAACAAGATGAGTTAAATCTCTTCGTTATTGTAGTTCATTCGAGGCAATTATGCACAACTTAATTTCATTTAATCAACTATCTGGATCTTATCAAGAAGATACGGAAGAAGATTTACTCACAGAATACTACGAGTGTCTAATTGACTGTGACGACGACCAACATGTTTGTAAACGTATATGTAAGGAGGTTTTAGTTTAAATCAATTCGACGTTTATCTTAACAAACAAATGATTAAGTATCAACATCCACCTTAAAGTAAATTCAATTAGTAAATATTCACACCCCTTGACTTTTTAGTTGAGGGGTTTTATAATGGGAAAAAAGGTATTATAAATGTCTATAGAACATGCAAAGTATGGTATGATGAAGGAAGACGAAGGAACATTAATAGCAGAAATGCTAACATTAACATCATTATTAGGTGGTAAAATGCAAAGACTTACAACCTATGATAGTACAGGTACTACAAGTAAGAAGATAGTTATTGAGTATGATATACAAAAGAAACCAAAGTAATGCAAAAGAAAAGGATTGCTGTTATAGGTGCTGGTAATGCAGGATGTATAAGTGCATTACATTTTTATTTTCATGGTAGAGATAAGTTTGAGATTGAAATCTATCATAGTCCAGGGGAACATCCAATAGAAAAAGTCGGTCAAGGTACTACACTTATACCTACTATGCTTATTTCTAGTGTGTTTGGTAGTAATTGGTATGATAATAATATAGGAGCTACACTTAAGTCTGGTATTTTATATGAAGGATGGGGTAAGTCTAAAGATGAATTTTTTCATACTTTCCCAATGCACAATATGTCAGCACATTATGTTCCTCAAAAGTTATCAAATGCTGTATTAGAATCTGGTTTATTCGAAGTTAAGCAACAAACTATAAATGATCCTGAAAAAGAAATAGATTCTGATTGGATCATTGATTGTAGAGGTAGGCACAATAGAGATAAAGATAACTATGACTCACTTATCAATCCTTTAAATTCTTGTCTTCTTTATCGGAAAGAGGGAAGAGATAGTGATTTAATCTATACGAGAACTGTTGCTACTCCTAATGGGTGGACGTTTGCTGTTCCTAATACTGATAGTGTATCTTATGGGTATTTGTATAATAATACTATAACATCAAAGGAAGATGCTACAGAGGATTTTTTAGAAAGATTTAATCTTCCTAAAATTGATGATGATTTAACCTTTGAGAATTATATTGCTAAGAGTATATTTGTTGGTGAGAGAACTATATTGAATGGAAATAAATGTGCATTTTTAGAACCTTTAGAGGCAACTGCTACAGGATTCTATTCGTCTGTATGTAGATGTATTTGGGATTATATAGAGGGAGGTTATACTAATGAAAATTCTAATCAAAATGTGAGAGATGAAATGTTTAGATTGGAAAAATTTATATTGTGGCATTATCAATTTGGTTCAAAGTATGATACTCCTTTCTGGAAATATGCTAAGAGTCTTCCATTTAAACCTGATGATAGATTTAATTATATGTTAGAGACATGTAAGAAGATGTCTCTCCTAGAAATAGAGAAATTATGGCAGTCTGATAATAGTGGTAGTCATCAATATGGGCAATGGTCATACCCTAGCTTTAGATGTTGGGTAGATGGTACTAAAATGCAGCGATATGGGCATTTCTTTGACTATTCTAAAGCATAAATACCTATTCAGAATATTCTATTAATATATGAATGATAAGAAAGCAGCAAAATTAATTATTAAGAGAGCAAAGAAACATCCAGAATTATACACCAAAGATGAGATAAAGTATGCTAAGATGGTGAAGAAAAGAATTAAACAAGAGGAAAAGGATGCAGAGCGAAAGTTTAAAAGTGAATCAGAATAGTGATGGTTCATTTACATTAGAGTGGGATAAGAAAGATCCTAATTGGAAATGGTTAAACAACTTGACATCTAAGGAGATTCAAGTTATTATGCAACAAGCGATTCAATATGACAAGAATGACAGAAAAATCGGAGCATAACTATTCTATTCAGAATCTTCAAGATGCACTAAGAGAAGTTATGATTGGTGAATTTACACCACAGGAAATACATGAAGTCATAGTTGATACTGTTAGAGATAACATGAGATATTATAGAGCATGTTATAATGATAGTGTAAAACTTTTAGCTTTATTGAGACTTAATACTAATAAGGATATTGAAGTTATTGATGGTAAATATACTGAGAGTGACTATTGGGATGGTAAACTATCAGGTAAAGACTTTGAGGAGGCATTGAAGAAGTATGGATTTGATTATACTCCGATTGATAAGAAATTCAAACTAGACTCTCCTGAACTACATAATACAGATGAGGATTAATTATGCTTGACATTAACACTACCAAGAATAAAGAACTTGGTTTATGGGAGATAACTGCTACTCTTGATCTTCCACCTATTACAGTTACTAGGTTGAAGAAAGATAAGAGTGATATTGAATATGAATTGCGTGATGCTTTTACTGACGTAATTCGAGAGATTGTAGAAAAGCATTGTGAGGATGAAGTCTAATGGCATTATCTGAACAAGTAGAAACTGCTTTAAATGAAGCACAAGATAAACTAAGAGAGGCATTAGCTTTCGCAGCAAGGAGTGA